GCCTTAGCCATCCTTGGTGGTGAAATGCCTGCACCTAAAAAAGCAGCACCTAAGAAAGCTGCAGGTGTGCGTACACTACGCAAAGGTATGAAAGGTGATGACGTTGCTAAAATGCAAAAGGCAATTGGTGTAGGAGCTGATGGCGATTTTGGATTTGGAACTCTTACTGCTGTTAAAAAATGGCAAAAGATGAACGGATTGGTTGCAGATGGTATTGTAGGTCCTGCTACACAAGCAAAGATGTTTAAATAAATAAATAAATGACGGAATTAAACAAAGGAGACACAAAATGTCACTAGAAAAAATTGTAGAAGCGGCAATGTCTGAAAAGCCATTGGATCTGAAAGAAGCATTTGAAGCTGAAGTTGAAGAGCGTGTTATGGCTGCATTGGCAGAGAAATACAAAAAAGCAATGGAAGCAAAAGATGAAGACGACGATGAAGATGATGACGATGCCGACGAAGATGAAGATGATGAAGACGACGATGAGGACGAAGACGAAAAGTAAGTCTTCTTAACATATGGCAAAACTATATCTGTTACTTATTGTCTGTGGTTTAATTGGTGGTGTAGGATATGGTGCTAAATCATATTATGAATGGTCGGAAGCAACCATTTCAACACTTCGTACTAATAACGTTCAATTAGCATCTGCGGCGGAAACTCTACAAAATACTGTAGACACAATGGCCGCAGATGCAGAACGTAACGAAAAACTCAATCAAAACCTGACAGCGCAACTAAATGAATCACGAGAGTATTTGAATACTTTGCGTGCTAAATTTGCGCGAATTGATTTAACTATGGAAGCGCTAACTGACGCGCAAAATTTGGAAGAAAGGGTAAACAATGCTGTTGAAAGACTCATCAGTGATATTGCCGATGAAACTACTCCTCCTAGTGCTGTTGATGATACTCCTGACAGCGTGCTCGGGGAGGACAGTGGAGCCGACAGTAGTAACGTCGACTGAATACATCCAGCAAAACATTCCTATTCAAGGCAGACCGGGCAAAGTAAATTTTCCGCCTGTAGATTGGTATGTTATCACCGAAGAAAATTTGGAAGAAAAGATTGCTGAAATTGAAGCTCAACAAGGATCTGTTGTTGTTTTTGCTGTAACATCAAAAGGATACGAAAATCTTGCATTAGGTATTGCTGAATTGCGTCGCTATATTAATGAACAAAAAGCAATAATTGTGTACTATGAGGATGCCTTGAATAATAAATAATACCGAATATTATTTCTGAGTGATTAAACAAACCACGGAGTTAGTCACAAGCCTCCGTTAAAAAAAGGCAAAAAAGGAATAAAAAGTTGAGTAAAGATACCAACTGGGAAACAGATATTGCCCTAATTAAATCGGATATCAAACAGATTCAGAAATTCTTTACCAGAGTTGAAGACTCAATGAATATGATGGTTGACCTATCCAAAAATGTTGCTGTTCAGTCTGAAGTATTAGAGTATACAAAAGAGAAACTTGCCGAAGTTGAAAAATTATGTGAAGACACAAGGCGTACTGATGAATTACGTTTAACTGTTTTGAGTGACCGCCTTGAAGAATACCGAAGATCAAGCAAAGAGGATCACCAAAAATTGGCAGACCATAACGCAAATAAACGGCATAATGCCAATAAAGAAATATTGGATAGACTTGATTCTATGGAGCGGTCGATACATCAACGTATTAACGAGCAACAGAAAAAGATTAACAACCTTGAGAACTGGCGTTATTATATGATGGGTGTTGGTTTTGTAATTGTATTATTAGTAGCAAGAATTAACTGGCCAGAATTATTTGGTTGACAAACCTTTAGATCTGTAATATTATAGATTTATACATTAACAATTGAGCTTTATATTATGGTTGACTTTACCGAGCTGAAGTATGCCCAGATGTTGTCTGGCCGACTCGAAAACTTCAGAATACGCAACACCAATCCCTACAAAATCAACTTTCGTTGTCCTATATGCGGAGACAGTCAAAAGTCACGTTCAAAATCACGTGGGTGGTTACTCGAGTCAAAAAATACCTTTCACTTCTATTGCCATAACTGTGCTTCAAGCCAAAGCTTTTCATTCTTTTTGAAAGGTCAGGATCAAGTATTGTATAATGACTATATAGCTGAAAAGTTTGTTGCGAATACTCATTCAAAATCTACTAAGGATGATGATAATACCGAACAGTTTAAAACTAAGGCACCAACCTTTAATAAGACTAACCCGCTATCAAAGATTAAAAAGGTTAGTCAACTAAAGTTCGACCACCCAGTCAAAAAATATATACAGCAACGGCAAATACCACCTCACCAACATTATCGTTTGTATTATGCTCCTAAGTTTAAAACATGGATTAATAGTGTAATACCAAACAAGTTTGAAAATGTTGGTAAAGATGAGCCACGCCTAATCATACCTTTTCTTGATAAGAACGGTAAATGTTTTGGCGTATCAGCTCGTGGGTTTAGTGATTACGGAATGCGTTATATAACTATTATGTTTGAGGACAGACCTAAGATATTTGGCCTTGACAAAGTAGACTTCAATGATGTATATTATATTACAGAAGGTGCAATTGATTCTTTCTTTTTACAGAATGCTGTAGCAATGGCAGGCGCCGAAGGTAATACAAAAGGTGTTGATAATACTGATAATGCCGTATTTGTTTTTGATGCTGAACCACGTAATAAAGAAATACACAAGCGTATGGAAAAGGTAATTGAGGCAGGTCTTGGTATCTGTATTTGGCCAAGCAATTTGCCGGGCAAAGACATTAATGAAATGGTTCTTGAAGGTATAAATGCCGAAAAGGTAATCGAAGAAAACACATATAGAGGCTTAACTGCAAAATTAAAATTTGCTGATTGGCGTAAAACATAGAGGAACTAAAATGAAAACCAGACTTATTGGATATACTCAACCTGTAGAAGGTGAAATCATTGGACTTGATAATGTTCAAGATTTGATTGCATACTGTGCTCGAGTATCAAACCCGAGTAATCAATTGAACCAAGAAACGGCACCTAAGTTGCTATCCTATCTTGCAAAGCATGCTCATTGGTCACCATTTGAAATGGCAAATGCGACATTAGAAATTGAAACAACACGGGATATTGCGCGTCAGATGTTACGTCACCGTTCGTTTGCCTTTCAAGAATTTAGTCAACGATACGCCGATCCGAGAGATATGGATAACACTTTTGTAATGCGTGAAGCACGTCTACAGGATCTCAAAAACCGTCAGAACAGCATTGACTCAGATGATGAACGGTTGCAAATGATGTGGGAATCAAAGCAAGGTGAAGTTATCCGTGCTGCAAAGGATGCATACAATTGGGCCATTGAAAACGGTATTGCAAAAGAACAGGCACGTGCTGTATTACCCGAAGGTAATACCATTTCTCGTTTGTATATGCAAGGTTCTATTCGTTCATGGATCCATTATATTGAACTGCGTTCAGCAAACGGAACTCAAAAAGAACATATGGAAATTGCCCGTGAAGTTGCTTGCGCTATATCAAAAATATTTCCAGTGATTGATACTTATGTCCAAAAATAAATATTTTTATATACCGGAAAATGGTTTCTGGAATGATAAATATGAGTACCATGGCAATCTATGGTAAGAATAATCCCTATTAGCACAAAATATGCCACATCCTCAAGGTGCGGTTTTTCTGTCCTTAACACATACGAAAGAGGTTCACCGAATGTTTGACTCCCCAGCACTACCTAAAGATATAGTAAATTACGTTATTAAACGTGACGGATCAACAAAGAGTTTTGATTCAAGTAAGATTGCATATGCGGTTAATAATGCTATGAAAGCAATTGGTATTCGAGCAAAATCCTTGCCTGGTGAGATTGCATTTGAAGTTACAAAAAGTATTAACGAAGATGCTGAGGATGTTATTGTTGATGTTGATACAGTACACAAAACAGTTGAGAACGTGATGATGGATATGGGATTACACGACTTAGCTCGTGAGTATATCCTTTTTCGTTTTAACAACCAACCTGACATTTTCCGTAAACGTACAAACCTTAAACCATATGAGTATCCGCAACTCGTTGAGTTTACTGATGCTATCCGACATTCATATTGGGTACACACCGAGTTTAATTACTCGTCCGATATCCAGGATATGAAAGTGCGTATGACTGAGTCTGAGGTTGATATTGTTAAAAAAGCAATGCTCGCTATCTCACAAATTGAGGTACAGGTAAAAACATTTTGGGCAAAGATTGGTGATAAATTTCCTAAGCCTGAAGTACAAGGTGTTGGTGTAACATTTGGTGAATCAGAAGTACGCCATGCCGATGCCTATTCTAATCTCATTGAAATTATGGGTCTCAATGATGAATTTGAAAAGGTTGTAGAAGTTCCTGCAATGAAAAAACGCATTGCCTATCTTGAGCAATCAATTGCAGCACCTGTTGATAATAAGGATTACTTCCATAAGATTATCCTATTCTCAATGTTTGTTGAAAACGTATCACTGTTTTCACAATTTCTAATTATGATGGCGTTTAATAAACATAGAAATTTACTTAAAGGTATTTCTAATGCTGTTGAGGCAACATCAAAAGAAGAAGATATCCATGCTCGTTTCGGATTTGAGCTTGTAAACATTATCCGTGAAGAAAATCCTGATTGGTTTGACAAAGATAGTATTGCTGAAGTCAACCGCCTGTGCCGTGATGCATTTAAAGCAGAGTCTGCAATTGTTGATTGGATCTATGGTGATGCCGATCTCGATTTTCTACCTAAAGCGACTGTCAAAGAATTCCTAAAGCATCGTTTCAATCAATCATTAAAGGCAATTGATATGAAGCCTTTATATGATGTTGACGAGGAAGCCGTAAAGAGTACTGATTGGTTTGTTGAAGAAATTTTGAGTACAAAGAATATTGACTTCTTTGTTAAACGCTCAACTGCATATTCAAAGAAAACCAAGGCATTCACCGAAGATGATTTATTTTAAAAGGAAAACACTATGAGAGATTTTTATTGGCTAAACGAAGACTCAAGGACATTTTTATCAAGAGGTTATTTGAGTAAAGGTGAAACAGCTAAGCAACGAATTAGAGATATTGCTGATAAAGCTGAAGAGTACTTGGATATCAAAGGATTTGGTGACAAGTTTTATGGGTATATGAGTAAAGGTTATTATTCATTAGCGTCACCTGTGTGGGCAAATTATGGTAAAGAACGTGGTTTGCCTGTATCTTGTTTTGGATCATATATTGATGATAGTATGCAATCAATTTTATTTGGGCATGCTGAAAATGGAATGCTAATGAAAAACGGTGGTGGCACGTCAGGTTACTTTGGTGCTGTCCGTGGGCGAGGTGCTGAAATCACAGATCAAGGTCAGTCGTCAGGTTCAGTACATTTTATGCAGATGTATGATACATTGGCATCAGTTGTATCACAAGGTTCTGTCCGTCGTGGTTTCTTTGCAGCATATCAAGATATTGAACACCCCGATGCTGATGAGTTCCTTGACATTGCAACAGAAGGTAATCCTATTCAAGGGTTAACAACAGGCATTACTGTTTCCGATAAGTTCATTAAAGAAATGAAAGATGGTGATCCACAGAAACGCGCATTGTGGGCAAAAGTTTTACAGCGCCGTTCTGAAGTTGGTTTTCCATATATTCTGTATTCTGATAATGTAAACAATGGCCGTCCTGATGTTTATAAAGATAAGGATATGAAAGTACACGCATCTAATATGTGTGCTGAAATCGCATTACCGTCAAGCGCCGAAGAAACATTTACTTGTGTTCTATCATCACTAAATTTATTACATTGGGATGAGATTAAAGAAACCGACGCAATTGAAACTTTGGTTATGTTCCTTGATACTGTATGTCAAGAATTCATTAATAAGACTGAAGGTCAAATTTATATGAAACGTGCTCGTGACTTTGCTATGAACCATCGGGCATTAGGTGCAGGTGTACTAGGTTGGCATTCTTATTTGCAATCAAAGATGATTGCTTTTGAATCAAAAGAAGCAGCACAGCTCAATGTTGAAATTGCTAAAACATTCCATGATAGATCATATGCGGCATCTGCTGAACTTGCGGACAAACTTGGTGAACCACCTTTGCTAAAAGGTTATGGCCGTCGTAATTCAACAACAATGGCAATTGCTCCGACTAAATCATCAAGCTTTATTTTAGGCCAAGTATCACAATCAATTGAACCTGAGTTTAGTAACTGTTATGTTAAAGACTTGGCAAAAATGAAAGTGACAATTAAGAACCCGTATCTTTTGAAACTGTTAAAGAAAAAAGATCAGGATAAATCAGAGGTTTGGGAATCAATTCGTAATGCTGATGGATCAGTACAACATTTGATCTTTTTGTCTGAGGAAGAAAAAGAAGTATTCAAAACATTCTCAGAAATCAATCCATACACAATTATTGACCAGGCTGCTATTCGTCAACAGTATATTGACCAATCACAAAGTTTAAACTTGATGCTTGATCCTGACCTTTCAGTTAAAGAAATCAATGCGTTGTACCTATATGCTCATGAGATGGGTGTTAAAAGTTTGTATTATAGTTATTCTATGTCAGCAGCACAATCATTAACACGGAAACGAGTTTCATCAATGGAGTGCGCAGCCTGCGAAGCATAAATTATGGAATATATGAAATTTTTTAAAGACACGATTGCATCATTTAGAAGCGACGGAAGATATCGAGTATTTAATGATATTATCCGTGAAAAGGGTCAGTTTCCTAAGGCTATTTGGTATGGGAAATATGCACCAAAGAATATTGTTAATTGGTGCTCAAATGATTATTTGGGTATGGGTCAAAACCAATATGTCATAGATGCTATGCATACTGCATTAGATCAAACAGGTTCAGGTTCCGGCGGTACGAGAAATATCGGCGGAACCTCAGTTTTCCATGTAACACTTGAACGTGAAATTGCAACACTACACCAACGTGAAAACGCATTGCTGTTTAGTAGTGCATACGTTGCCAATGAGTGGGCTATAATTGCTCTTTCACGCATCATCCCAAACATTTGCTTTATATCTGATAATAAAAACCATGCCTCAATCATTATGGGAGTAAAGCACAGCCGTGCACCTAAAATGATTTTTAAGCATAATGATATGGCAGATCTCGAGAAATGTTTAAAGGCAGCAAAAAAGAATAAGCAAATTCCTTGCATATTGTTTGAGTCCGTATATTCAATGGACGGTGATGTTGCGCCTATTAAAGAAATCGTTGAGTTATCACATAAATATAACGCAATGACTTATATAGATGAAGTCCATGCGGTTGGTTTGTATGGTCCTACAGGTGCAGGTTATTGTGAACATTTAAATTTATATTCCGATGATATTGATATTATCAACGGCACGTTAGGAAAAGCATATGGGGTACAAGGCGGGTATATTTCAGGTAAGCAAGAAGTTATTGATGCGATTAGATCGGTTGCATCAGGGTTCATATTCACCACCTCCATGTCACCTGTTATATGTGCTGGGGCACTCGCCAGTATAAAATATCTCAAAGACCATTCTTGTCTAAGAGATCAACAACAAGAACGAGTAAAAAAGCTCAGACAAATGTTAGAAGAAGCAGGATTGAATATACATCCTAATGCTTGTACTCACATTATCCCAGTAATGATTAATGATGCCTTTAAATGTAAAGAAGCATCGGATAGATTACTAAACGAATTCGGTATATACATTCAACCGATTAATTCACCAACAGTAGAGGCAGGTACCGAAAGGTTACGTATTGCTCCTACACCATACCATACCGACTTGATGATGGTGGAATTAGTCGAAGCGCTGAAAGAAGTATTGAAATGAATCAATTAGAAAATGCCTTCTTCAGTAAAAAGGAAAAAACTATGAGTAAAGTAAAAAAGGCATTTTGGTTTTGCCTAGGAATTATTTTGGTAGGTGTGGCATATCTTGGTGTATTACTACCCGGTCTACCTTGGTCAACACCAATTCTAGGTGCAACATTCTGTTTTGCCAAATCAAGTGACAGACTGCATAATTGGATTATGAATCATCCACGGTTCGGTCCATTTGTTAAAAACTGGGGTACATACCGTGTATATCCAACAGCGGCTAAATGGTTGATGGTTGCCGTAATGAGTACATCCTTGGCGTTTATGTGGTTTGGTACAGGAAACGAAAAAGCAACATTATATCTGTTTATTACTTTTGCCTTAATTGTTACGTGGGCGTGGCGTTATCCAGGATCACAAGAAATTGCCGAAAAAAGAATTGCCGAAGGTAAAAAGATTGGTTGGCTAAAGTAAATAAATAAACTTATATAATGAATATGATGAAAGGTATATTATGGCAAAACGTATTCTAATTACTGGTGGCGGTGGATTTATTGCTCACCATTTAATTAACCAGGTACTTATCCGAACAGACTGGGAAATTGTAACACTTGATCGGTTAGATTACAGTGGCAATCTCAATCGACTCCATGATTTACTTCAGGACCGAACTCCTGCCGAACGTAAACGTGTACGGACAATCTTCCATGATTTAAAAGCAGAAATCAACCCAATGCTTGAAGCAGACATTGGTAAGGTTGATATTATTGCTCACCTTGCCGCGGGTTCCCACGTTGACCGTTCAATCGAGCGTCCTATGGAATTTGTCATGGACAATGTAGTGGGTACAGCTAATCTTTTAGATTATGGCCGTAGGCAGGATAACCTTGAAAGGTTCTTATACTTTTCAACTGATGAAGTATTCGGCCCTGCACCTGATGGTATTAAGTATGACGAGTACGACCGTTATAATTGTACTAATCCTTACTCAGCATCTAAAGCTGGTGCTGAGGAATTGGCTGTGGCATACCAAAATACTTATAATATGCCAATCTATATTACGCATACTATGAACGTATTTGGACAACGGCAACATCCTGAAAAGTTTATTCCAATGACTATTAGGAATGTTCGAGATGGCGGTATGGTAACTATTCACAGTGATGAAACAAAAACAATTCCAGGATCACGCCATTACATCCATGCTGAAGATGTAGCTGATGCAACAATGTTCTTATTGGAACACAACCGCACATTGGATATGACAAACAACACAGGAATTAAATGCCCTAAGTTTAATATTTGTGGTGCTACGGAATTAAACAATTTGGAACTTGCACAGCTTATCGCTGATTCCCAAGGAAAAGAATTAAATTATCAATTTATGGATTTCCATAGTAGCCGTCCTGGCCATGATCTTCGATATGCACTCAGTGGTGATAGAATGGCGAATATGGGATGGACACCTCAACCTGTTGAGAAAAGACTTGAGGAAGTAGTACATTGGACATTAGAAAATAAAAGGTGGCTTGACATATGAATTGGGAAACATTTATAGAACAAAACTATGAGCATGCTTGCAATACAAAAACTGATATTGATGAGCATCTGCCAATCCTAAGAGCATTAGGTAACCAATGCGACCATATTACAGAAATGGGTGTTAGGTTTGGTGCAAGTTCAAAAGCATTCTTATGCTGTGATGCAACACTTATTTCATATGATATTGAATATAACGAACAAGTAAATAGGTTATTTGAAATTGCAAAAGATGCTGGTAAATCGGTTGAGTACATTATTCAAGATGTTCTTAAAACAGAAATTATACCAACTGACTTGTT